CATCCCACTGGATGCGTTCAGGAACGTAGGTCATATGATGAACCACCCTGTGCCGTCTGATTGAATGGAGTAGCTGGCCCACTGCGTGGTCGTGGCTTTCGTCGCCGCGCCGTCGATCGTTTCGGACCCGGCAGCGGCGATCGTCACCGCATTCCCGGAGGCGTCGATCTTCTTGATGATGTAGGTCTGTCCGTTGACCGATGACGCAGCGGGGAGCGTCACCGTCACCGCGCCGCCAACGGCATTGACCAGAACCGTGTAATCCGACTTGCTGAGGGCCTCAGAGGCCGAGACCCGGCGAATCGTCCTGAATGCTGCCACAACAGCCGCGTCTGCTTGCTCCGCGTCCCTGGCAAGGTCTGCGGCGAATCGTGGCGATCCTGTCGCCGCTCGAATGCGGCGCATTTACCAGCCAGCCGGGACGCAATTGACCATGAGGCCGATGTTCTCGCCTATCAGAACCGACCTGGCGTCATCCTCTTCAGCCAGAGCCATCTGTGTGCCTTTTTCGTCGCGCAGAACCGAGCGGTAATAGGCCATCTTGGTGTGGGCCACGATCAGGTCGAACCCTTCGTTCGTCCAGACATTCGTGTCGCTGTCGCTTACCAGCGCCGCCAGCTTCTTGATGCCAGTGATCTTGACTGAGTAAACGGCGGACGGAGTGGGGAACAGCCGCAAGATGCCGCCAGCCTCTCCTTCTGCGTAGACGCAGGGCTGACCAACCTGCGCGCTGGGTTCGTCCTCACCCTCGATCTCTTCCAAGGTGACGGGCGCCAGATCGACGTTCAGTGATGGAATGCTAACCCGCGTAATCTTGCCCATCGTGGTGGGGCGGGTGATGTAGCTCTGCGAAGCCGTCGTGTTGGCTGTCGTCGTGGTGTTCAAAAACCACCAGCCGCGCTTTTCGTAATGGCGAACGGATGCCTGGATATGGCTCAGGAGCAACGCTTCCGTCGTCCCGCCATCCAGGAGGTCATCGCGCACCATATCGGCGGCGATCCGGGCCTTCATGTCACCAAGCGTCGCCATCAGCGTTCCCGTCCTCCGCGAGAGAAGGGGCGAGCCGAGGCCCGCCCCAGCCCTGTTACCCGTCGTTGTCGGGGATGTAGGCGATGACCACATCGGCGGCACCCGTCGTCGCTGCCGTGCCGGTCAGGCCGACAGTGGCAGTGATGCGGGTGGCCGAAGCCACCAGGTAACCACCAACCGCCTCGTCCAGAGGGACGAAGGTCGTGGTGGTGCCGGACAGATCGGTGCCAAAATAATCGTCGTCGGCGGTCGTGCCGATGTCGATATAGTTGTTGGTCCCGGCATTGAACGCCGTTGTGACGTGAATGCCGGAAGCCGGCTTGAGGATCAGTGCCCCAGCAGGAACAATGCCCACCTCCAGCGCAGTGCCATTGTCCGTGTAGGCAATGGACTTACGCAGGTAGTGCACAAGCTGGTAGGGATACTGGCGAGCGACCGTAGTCGGAGATGCAGGCATGTTCTCGCCTCCTTATGCGTTCGGATCGGGCGAGTAGGTCGTCACAACCACCGAACCAAAATCGACGGAGTTGAACACCGTCTTTTTCAGACCGAAGATCGCGCCGCCACCGACACCGAGTTGGTTTTCGTAGTCGTCCAGTTCCTCGACCCAATCGAACTTCTCGAACGAGAAGCCCTGACCGAAGGCGAGGGCGCCGGCCTGCGCACCACAAAGCACAGCGCGGCGGGTGGACGTCTGGTCTGCCGCCGAAGTCCCGTGGATGCCGAAGGGAATGCGGTTGGCTTCGTGCAGCACGACACCATTCCACATGCCCAGCGCGCCCGAAAAGATCGGGTTCCCGGTCGTCTCGCCACCCTGGATCGCAGCCTTCTGGATGTCCGCCCAACTGCCGGCCGTCGCTGCCGACTGACGAAGCTGGTAGACCTGGAAGGGATGCAGGAACATCACGTAGTGATCGCGACCATTGATCTTGATCGGGCGGATGTTCGGGGTGCCCACAGCGTTGGCGGTTGCCTTCACCTTGACGCGATCGATCAGCGCCGTGGTGAACGTCGCCGTCGCATCGCCCTGCACCGCCTGGTCGGTCGTCAGGCTGTTCGGGCGGATGATCCGCGATGGAGCCGTGGCGGCGTTGTTGCCGGTGTAGAGCGTGTCGCCCTGGTTGGTGATGCCGCACACCTGGTTGAAGAACGACTGATCCATGAGCTCGGCCGCCCAGTCAGACAGCGCCGAAGAGCACTGCATACGGACATCGAAGGGCACGCGCTGGCGCGACATGCGACCACCAGCCGAGGCGGCGTGGCGGCGCTGGTCGATCAGCACGCTGTCGGTGTAGGTCGTGAGGGCTTCTTCGTTACCCTTCAGCGGGGCATCGCCCTGCACACCACGGCCGGTAAGCTGCATCCGAAGGGTAAAAGTGACCTTGTCACCCTTATCCTTCTTCATGTCGCCCTTTTCCTGGATCAGGCTGTTGTCATCCTTGCCGATGAACTGACCGACGTAGGTCTTGCTCAGCGTCTCGATGGCAACGGCTTTCTCCCAGGCCTTGCGGGCTTCAGGCGCATTAACGCCATAAGCGGTCTGAGACATTGTCGTTTCCTGTCAAGAATTTGGATGCGCCCAGGTCCGTCAGGGTGCGATACGAAAGCGGCGTTTAGGTACGAGCCGGCCGGCAAGGCTCGCTCCCGTCCGTGGGAGGTACGCGAAGGGAAGGCGGGTTATCAGCCGTAGGACTGCTTTTTCGCCTTTTCCCAATAGGCCTTGGCGGCTGCGCCGCTCAGGTTGGACATGGTTTCCTCGAATGAGCCGCCTTCGTTGGTCGACTTGGATCCGATGGTTGAAATGGACTTCGCCGCCTCTGCACCAGCCCTGATCGATGCGATGTCAGGTGCGCGGGGCTTGTAACCATTCTGGAGTGCCAGTTTGTAACCGAACTCGGCCACATTCTTGCCAGATGCATGGACGCGCTGGCTGACTTCCACGATGCGCTGCGTTGCGTAGCGCTGCGCCTGATCGCCAAAGAAGCCCTGCGTCTCCGCTTCCGCGATCAGTTCGCTTTTCAGAAAATTGACTGCCTCCTGATAATCCGGCTTTGCCTGCGCGTATTCAGCCTCTTGCGCGTTCACTGTCTCCACGAACGATGTGAACTGCTGCTGCTGGGCCTGCTGCTGACGCTGCACCTGCGTCTGCTGGGCGTGCCGCTCGATCTGCTCGCGCTGATTGACCAGCGCCTCGAATTCACGCGCTGCGGCATCGGCGCCGTCCGGGTTTTGCGCGGCGAAAAGCTGCCAGTTGATCTGCTGATATTCAGCAATGCGCTGGTCCAGTGTGAATTTCTGGAACTCGATCGGCTGCGTTTCCCGCGTTTCCGACAGGCGGGCCTCAAGTTGGGCCAGCTTATCGCGAAACTCGCGCTTGGCCTGGCGCTCTTCCTTCAGCGCCGCCGTAAGGTCGCGGTGGCGTTTCTGGTATTCCTCTGGCGAGAGAGGCTCTAGGGCTGCCTCCGCCGGCTCAGTGGGCTGCCCCCCTTCAACCGGGGCGGATTCATTCTCTGCGGGCTGCTGGATGGCTTCCGTGCCATCCTCCGCTTCGGCAGCGGCCTGCTCTTCGGCCATCTGTTCCAGAAGCGGCTTTTCCGCGACATTGTTGCCGCCATCGGCTTCCGCGCCGATTACGTTATCATCCATGATTCACCTGCTGTTTGTCGCCATCCGCTGGCGACGAGCGATCACGTTCCAGCTGGGAACGGTATGGCTTGCGAGCTGCGAAGCATCATCGCGCTCTCAATCTTGTTCTGCTCCGCGATCGACGCATCCTTTGCCGCAGCCGCCTGGTCGCGCATCTGCTTCGACTGCGCCTCCATGATCTTCGAGGGATCGGGTTGCGGTTGGTCGGGATTCTGCGCCTGCTGCATGAAAATCTGCTTGAGCGACTTGTTCACCTTCTCGGGGAACGGCGAGTAATCGACCAGTTCCGCCCAGATTTCCGGGCCAGCGGTTGCCAGGATGGACTGCATGTTCATCATCAGCCCCCATACCTTTTCCTTCTGGTTCGGGCCAGCGGGTGCTTCGTCCACGATCACGTCGAACTTGACGGTATCGGGCTGCTTCGCGAGCGGGACGTATCGGCCGTCACCATCCTCTCCAATGATGCGCACCAGATAGCCATCAGGCAGGTACTTCTGGATGTATTTCAGCAGAAGACCGCCCTGCGATTTGCGATAAAATCGCAGGCTGTCGTAGTAGTTGGCCAGGATGGCGTAGGCCGCCTGCTTGCGTTGATGCTCCAGAACGCCCGGCTGGTTGCGTTCGACAAGCCCCAACATTTCCTCATTGATGCCCGACGAATCGCGGATGCCGGTGATAGCCACCTGCAAAAGCTGTGCGATCTGCGGCGGGATCGAAGGCGAAGGCTTCGGCGTGACCTTGCCTGTCGCGTTCGGCTTCATCCAGGTGATGGAATCAGATCGCGCCCAGCTTTCCTGCGCTGCTTTCGGATCAACGAATGCGTCCTGCTCCGCCATAATGCCACCCTTGGCATTCGTGCGGATGATGTGATGCAGCATCGAAAAGAACAGGTTGGCGAAGCGCTGCGGGTCTTTCATAGCCTCGACCAGGCCGAAGAAATATCCTTTGTTACGATCACGTTCGCCAGTAATCGACTTGATCGTGAACTCGCCGTCCGGCAGCTTGCCATATTCAAGTATCTGCGAACCGCACTTCACCGCGCGGTAATAGACCTTGCGGCGCTGCTTAGCTGTCGTTTCCTCGCTCAGGAACCCGCCATCCATACCCTCGGTGTAGACGTCCTCG